TAAGCAGCTTATATGCCAAGCTGGTTATCAAAGGATTACCCACATAAACCCCTGTCCCATAACGGTACACGTGTAAAGATGCTTAACATCAAATCCCGTTAACCCTCATTAACCCGCTTATCATCAATGGCTTGAGCGGGAGTGTTAAGCCCCTTTACAGTTTTACACTTTCTTGACCCTTCACGACTGCCTCCAGGTCCCCACATCGCAATAGCCCGGCGACGCGCAGCCTCAGCCTTAGCCGCGCTCCGCACGCTGCCGCCCGCACGGCCAATCACCGACATTACCCTGGACACATCCACCGCACTCACTGATTTGTTGATCATGTGGCCAACCACCGCAGAACGCGTGCCATTGACCTTGACGAGCCGCGTCTTCAAAGCGTAAACCCTCCACATGGACAACGACCACCAGACCACCATTGACGCCCCACAAAAGCGCAACGGTTGCCCGATAGTAGCGGGAAACCCTGGAAACGCCCTTAAGAAGCGAACTCCCGAATATACCCAATACCTTGATGCTCAACAGCTTGGCTTCGATTGCCTCAGAAAACTGAAGATTGACATAGCTTTCCTTTCCTCCCGTCAGTCTGTCTCCGCGCGCGATGAGCGTCGGCAAATTGCTCGTGCTATCCGTGACGCCGTTCTTGCGATGGATACCGCCGCCGAACGTCTCCGCATCCTCCGCGGCATCCCCGACCCTGGACGCCTTCAGCCCGACATGGATCCCATCAAGTATGCGAAGCGGCTGAAGCAGCGTCGCAAGCAGGGGCTCATCGAAGTGGGAAGCCAGGTCCATCAGGGCATCGAGGAGGAGGGTATCGGCGCCAGGCAGCCGGCGGAGAAGCCAGTGATCGAAGCAAGGCCGGCAGCCGGCACGGGAGAGGCAAAGGAATCTCTTTGACGCGCGGCAGGGGTGGGGATGGGGTGGGGGGCGGGGGCGGAAGGGATGGGGGGTGGGTGAGATGAAGAGGCCCGATCATACGTGCATCACGGGTATGCGAAGCTTCGTTTTCCCCCGCAAAAGCACTCGATTCCCCCTGTACCCCCTATGAGTCTGCCTCTGAATGTGTGATTTCCGGGGACATTTGCAACGCATGTTGACATGTGGGGACATTTGTTGAAACAATGTTGACATGAGCAATACCTACACGAAGCTTTTTCAGAGCATTTTGGACTCGACGGTTTGGCAGGAGAAGTTGCCTACGAAGGTGGTTTGGATCACGATGTTGGCGATGGCCGACCGGGATGGCCGGATATGGGCGAGTGTGCCTGGGTTGGCGAAAAGGGCGGGAGTTGACCTTAAGGAGTGCGAGGAGGCTCTGAAGACGTTTCTGGCCCCGGATGAATGGTCGAGGACCAAGGAATGTGCTGGGAGGAGGATACGCGCAGTGGACGGTGGTTGGGAGCTTCTGAACCATGCCAAGTATCGGGCGATGCTCAGCGCGGATGAGCGGCGGGAGTATATGCGCGAGAAGCAGGCGGAGTACCGGCGCCGGCGCAAGAGTTTGAAGAGAGAGGCGGGGTGCGAGGGCGCCCAGGAGGCGATTAAAGACGGGCTGGCCGAGGCTCAGATTGAACCGGATACTGAACCTGAACCGGAGGAAGTCAGCGAGTCGCTGGAATAACAATCACGTCACCAATGGATGAATCCGTGGCCGGTCATGCCCATGACGAAATTGATGAGGACAAGCACGCAGAGCAGGACGACGACCAGCACAGCCATCTTCCGCATCGGCTCAGGGATGTAGTTCTGGATGACCCACCAGAGGAAGCCCAGGACGATAATGGCGACGACCAGAATGACGAGGCTTTGGCCAAGTCCACCGGAGGACATGGTGAGGTCCGCTAACATTGCGAGTGACATAATGATGATTTCGGTTTCCCCGGCTGGAGGTCTGTTGTGAGGAACTTCCAGCCGGGGTTTCCCCAACGTGGGGAAAGGTTACTTGGCGGCGGGGGCCGGAGTCACGGGCGGTGTGGCAGTGGCCAGTCTCACGGTCTGCGCGTCAACCCCAGCCTGATACGCGGCAACTGCCGCGTCGGGTGTGGAAGTGGACGTGCCGATGGTGGCCAAAGCGGCAACGGCGTTGTCAACGGAGGATGTCAGCGCGGCGAGCGAGGCATCGAGGGTGGCTTGTGCGATCATATTTTCTTTGAGTAAACGGTTATTTTCGTGGACGGCCTTGATGAGTTCCTTGAGCAAGTGCTCGTGTTCCTCGTCATGGTCATGTTTTTTCATCCAGCAGCAACGTAGCAGACGCATGGCGGTTTGGCAATTGTGCTCATCGTTTGTCCTTGGTTATTGGCGGCTGCGGCCCAGCTTGATCGTTCGGTGGAGTGGTGTTGAGCACATGCAGCACGTCTCTAAGCAGGTCGCGGGCTTTGAGGACCATCATCTCTTTTGGCACTTTGCCGCTTCGCTCTGCATCCACGCCGACTGATTCAGCCTCAATCCACGCGGAGGTTGCGAGTTGCCGGAGCTTTTCCACCGATGGAGACGAACCGCCGGGCGCGCTGGGAATGCCACCCTCCCGATACGCTTCGAGTTCGTTGGCGGCCGCGTCGCAGCGGTCGGCATACACTTTCAGGCTCTGCGCGCATCGCAGGTCTTCCGCCTGGGCGCGTAATTGCCGCACCAGGTCGCTGGAGGCAACCGCCGCAGCTTGGGAGTTATCGGGAGTCGAGATCATATCGTATCCTTTTGGGTTGTCGGGTGGCCGTGGCTCAGCTTGTCGTTCGGATGATCGTTGTAGAAGTACAGCATGTAGTAGGTGCATTTCTTGTTCCTGCACGTGTACACGTCCGCAGTGCCGCGCTCGAAGTAGCGGGTCCGTATGAACTTCGCTCGGCCATTGCATCTCGGGCACCGGAAATCCGAACCAGGCGCTGCACACAATGAGGGCCGCGTCATACTCGCAGGCGATTCGGATGTCATGTTAGCGGCCCTCATGTGTGAGCTTGATCGTTATGCGCCTCGCAGATACACCCAGCGTTCGCACTTTGGGCATTGCCTCCCCCAGCACGCGGTTGTGTCGCCTGGGCCATCTTCGAGCCACGTCCAGTATCTTCGGTTCGTTGTCATGCGATGCCCGCATTTGCAGGTCGCCTTCCATTTGTTTTTGCGTTTCATGGTTGTCGTGTTTCTCCGTTTCCTCGGCAGCGCCAGCAGGTGTCACCGTTGGCCGGGTCTATGCCGTCGCCGTTGCATTCCCAGCACGTCACAAGTTCGTCGGCCCTGTCTTGATCGGGAAGCATGTCGTCAACGTCCGGCGCATAATCAGACGGTGCAGCCAATGAGCTTTCCGCCTTTTGCTCTCGGATGGCCGCTATGAGTTCACGCCACGTTACTGTTTTCCAGTTTACTTTGAGTTCTCCGCTCATGGCTGACCTTTCTCGTTAGCGACCTTACCGTGGCAGCAGAACTTGAATTTCTTTCCGCTCCCGCATCCGCAAGGCGCGTAGAGTCTGATTTGAGCGTCGCTCTTTTCGCGTGCGCTCAGGTCTCGGGTTACTGGCACGAAGTATTTCGCCTGGCCAGCAGGGATATGTTCCTCTGGCATTATCATTCCTGTTCTTGTGTCCATAATCGCTAACCAATCACTCCAGAAGACGGCGGGCAGCCTGCTCTGTTTGTTGTCGGTTATCAGCAGGCCCGCCGCTGCTGAGTTCGTTGTTCGGTGACTCCAGTTGGCACTCGTGCAGGTCGGCGGTCCATGAGGAGTAGTGTTGGCCGGTTGCCTCGATCCGTCTCCGGTATTCAGCGTCCAGGCGTGCGGCGAGGCCACGGGCATCGGCCAATGATAGTCCGGTGGCCACTATGGTCTCCGACCTGTCCTTTTTGCAGCACTTCACCGAGTAGCGCCAGTCCGCGTGCTCGATGTCTCCGAACCCGGCAGTCGAGCGAATCGGCGGAGCCGCAGGTGTTTGTGTGTTGGTTTCCATATTTTACGCTCTGGGTTGTCGCGCCGATTCGCTCACTTTTTCGTTGGCCTTACGTTTATTCCACTTCGAGACGGCGCTTTCATACGTGTATCCGCTCACCGATGGGTTCACCGTGCAGTCTCCGCAGCGGCAGAGAATCCTGACGAAGCTTGGCGCTGCGTATGGCCCAACTACTGCCGGGGTTTCCCCACACCAGGGACAGGCCAATAAGCGGGTCGAGCGAACCGGCATCTGGGGTTTTGGTTTGGTCTGGGTCATAGTCACGTCCTGGGTTGTCGCGGTCGCTCACCCGCCGCGTTGGGCAGAACTGCGTATATGCGGATGATCCTCTCTCTCGGTAGCGGACGCAAGCTGTGTCTTCGCAGTTTGAGTTCTGCGACCCTACCTCGTGGAGTCACAGCAGCCCAACCAACCGGCTTCAGCGAACCGCCGGGTTGCGTTTCAGGTGTATTCATGCTTTGGGGTTGTCGAGCCGCGCCGTGTCCGTAATCGTATTCATGGTGACTGGTAACTACGGCTAGTAATGGTGGGCTTGCTATCGCCCCGGAAGAATCCCCAAGGCGGAGGATTGGTCACAATGAACGGCGACGGCTCTGCGAACCACACCATCAAGTCTGCCGAGGATTGGAGGTTGGAGCCGGTCACGGTTAGCACCTGGTAGTTGCTTGCGGGCGGCTGATAGCCGTAGCAAGTCAGGGTCAGGTTGGTAACAGTGGCGTATTTCCAATAGATGCTGTTAGACCTGTTAGTAATCCAGAGCGTGCCTATCCAGTTCGTGGATGTCCAGGGGCCATGCAGAACGTTGGTGCTCCACATCGCGGCGCCCACGTTAGTCAGGATGGTTAGTCCAGCGACTTGATTAGTGAAGCAGGGTCCCGGAACGGTGTAGCTGACTTCGGCTGAGGGGTCGGATTCGAGTCCGGCACCGTTGTAAGCCGTTACGGCGAAATAGTAGGTAATGCCTTGGGAGAGGTTGGAGATGACTACGCTGGTCACGTTGCCGACATCGATCCTGTTAGTGTACACGCCGCTGTCCGAACCGTAGTAGGCGTTGTAACCGACGACCGTGGGGTCGGGGCTGGGGTCCCAGGCGAGGATGACGCTTTGTGTTGGCGGCGGCACCATGATGCTGAGCATCAGCAGTAGCGTATTCATGGCTTGCGCGGCTGATGAACGTTGCCCCGATGCGCGATGTAATCCCCCGGACTGGCGTGCAGCGCACGCGGCCTGTGGCAGATGGCGCAGCGGTAATCGTCCTTCTGGTCAATGACGAAGGGGTGAGTTTCGAGGGGGTTGACGATGAAGCTCGTCGCGTCGAGCGGATGCTTTTGGACTTCGTAGAGGGTTCTCATACATACGCGCTTAAGTAGACAGCAGGGGTCAATTTGGGGGTCTTCCGTTTACGAGTCGCGCCGTTGCTCTTTCGAGCACGCGCGCGACTCTTGGGTGTGGTTGTGAGAATGTCCACCAGCTCCGTCGCACGGGTCAACATCCACTTGGCCAAAGCCTGCTTTTCCTCGGCGCTCATCGGCGGGGAGATTGAAAACAGGTCATCTGGCATGAGGTTGGCGAGGTCGAACTGTTGCGCTTCAACAAGGTCTTTGAACGCATGGTCTCCGACGAAATAAAAGAGAGTCCTTTGTCTTGTGATCATAATGGTATTACCAGACCGCGAGTATCCGATCAGCCTTCACGATCAGCCTGCCCGTGCCGTCCTCAAGGTGCCGAACGCCGAGTATTCCGGGGTCCAGCAGGCAGCGACGGCCTACGACAATCTCCGAATCCACCGTAGGAGATTCCCCGATGGCGAGAATGCGGTAGGTCTTCCGATCATCCTGATAATTCTGCGGGATTGCGATGCCGCCTTCCGAGACTGCGGGCTTTGGCAGGGGGCCTACCAGAACGTCGCTGCCTATGGGTTTGAGGGTCATCAGTCCTCGTCTTCCGACTCCTCTTCGTGGACGTTCTTGACCTTGACCCCCGGCTTGCCCGGTTTCAGGATCACCAGCAGGTCATCGAAGCGATAGACCCGGTTCCCGTCCTTGTCCTTGATGAGTTCCTTTTCGTGGGACATGACGACCTGAATCAGTTCGGTTTTCAGGGCCGTCAGTTTCTCCCCGGCTGCCTGCCACTTCTCCCGCATTGAGGTGTACGCCGAGGCGGCGGTTTCAATGTCTTGGATGGTGGGACGTTCGGTGCCCGGTATCTCAGTTTGCTTTGCTGGCATTGTTTTTCCTTTCGTGGTGGTTGTTGTCGTTCTGCTCGGAGATCATCCACATCATCACCCTGACCCATTGCTTTTCGTCCACGGGTATGTCGCGTTCCAAACGCCACAAGGCGGTGTGAGGAATGCCGATTTCAGAGGCTCTATGCCGTATGGAAAGGCCCATTGCCTCGCGGTCATTCTTGAGGACTCTACCGAGCTTCATGGAGGGAGTGTATCATACGTGAAACAAAGTGCAAGAATTTATTTGCAGTTTTTTTGCGGGGGGAGTAAAGCGTATCCAACGCTTATGCCGCGACTCGTTAGCCGACAGAAATCGATCCCCAACGGATTCAAATTCGTGCAGCCTGAAATTCGCTGGGTGGCTCCCAACTACGCCACTTTTGAAACCGTGGTTCAGGGATTGATGGCCGCGCGCACATCCAACCCCGACAAGGTTCGGCAGTTCGGCTGGGCGACCGATCATGATGGCGTAGCCAACGACGTTGACGCCTACAACGCGAAGCTGTGCGAGGCGATGGGCTGGAAGGACTACATCACCGGAGGCGCGGGAACCACCCCTTTCAACCAACCCAGTCAAGGGCTGACGCTACGCGGCCAAAGCTCAAGGCTTGTTGCGGGAGCAAAAACGCTGGCTGAGATGTTCGGGCCGGCTGGTCCGGTGGACAAGGCGCTGGCCGAATCGCGCGCGGCGGTGTGCGCCAAGTGCCCGCTCAATCTCAAGGGCGACTGGACGAGGTTCTTTACCGTGCCCGCCAGCAACGCGATACGGGCGATGCTCGGTCTGATTAAGGATGCCAACCTCGAAACCCCCCATGACGCCGCCTTGATGCTGTGCGATGCGTGCGGGTGCCCTTGCAAAACGAAGGTTTGGGCGAGGCTCGACCATATCCTCAAACACCTGCCCGAAGAATCCAAAGCGGCGTTGCACCCGGATTGCTGGATACGGAAGGAGAGTTAATTTATGAACGATTCATGTGAACAGCTTGGCTCTGGTCCCGGATCATCTCCTCGTCGAGAGCCGCGATTCCGACGGTGGATTTTTCTGAACCTTTGGTGTCGGCATCTCTATCGGCCAACGATGCGGCTCCTACACCGATTCAATTTGCACTATGCTCCACCAAGCCCGATGAGACCACTTTACGGCAAGCGCGACCACTGGTGCCAATGGTGCGGACTTAGGGGGAATACATGGACTTACGATCCGCAAGACCCGACCTGTATTCAGCCCGAGAGCCAAGCATCACGACCGGCGTAGGGTATGAACCTCGCTCACAAATGGGTTTCTGACCAAGGCAAATGCCTTCCGGGCACCCGCGAAGAATACGACGGGGCCTGCATTGATTTCGCTGGAGAGTTGGCCGATACCACCCCCGGCGCTCGCCTCGCCTATTTCGAGACGCCTTTCAACGCGAACTGGCGCTATCACGCCGCGATGGAACTAAACGGCATTATCCACGACCTTTGGCAAGAAGAACCAATGTCCCTTGCTGACTTCATGGAGGCCATCGGCGCAAACTCCGTGGAATACCCCGCAGAAGAACCTCAACCCGCATGACCCGCTGCTATCTTCTCAGCGACCAGCACCCGCCCCTTGTGGGCTTCGGCGGCAACGGCGGCGGCAACGTCATCTCCGCGCAGGCCATCGCCGTCCGCAGATTCGCAGCGATTGGCGACAGCCTCGCCGCAACCATCGTGGCCGACAAGCTCTCCGAGCGCGGCTACCAATGCCGCTGGATCACCCACCCGATGATTCATTGCATCATCAGGCGGCATCCTCACATCGAATCCGTAACCGAGTTCGCCCACGCCGACGTTGATCTTGACGGCGCGTACGAGAAAGACCCAGTCCGGCGAGTGCGCCACTTCTCCGAGATATTTCTGGAAAAGGCCAACCAGCAGCTTGTCCGATACGGGATCAACCTGGGCGAGCCTTTGAACTGCCGCCCGCGCATCCGAATGACCTATGCCGAACGTTGCATCGGCAGGGCCAGGCTCATGCAGTATGAGAAGCCCTGGGTGTTCATCTGCCCGCGCAGCGACACCTACGCTTGCCGGCAAGTGCCCGACGGCATCTGGCAGGAGGCGGCCAAGAGGATTCGCGGGACCAAGTTCTGGCTGGGCAGGCACCCGGCGCCGGCTGGCATCGTGGACCTGAAATGCCAACACTTGGACAATCTGATGATGTGGTTGTCCGCTGGCGACCTGCTCATCAGCGTGGACACCGGGCCGCTGCACCTTGCCGCAGCGATGGGGATTCCGATTCTCGCTCTTGGCCAGTCCAGCAGCCCGGACTTGCACCTGTCCGATCAGGTGGACTTCCTGACGATTCAGCCGAACCTGACCTGCCTGAATTGCCAGCACAACCTTTGCCCGATCAACGCCGCGCAGCCGCCCTGCCAGCAATTCAATCCTGAGTTCATCGCGCAATGGGCCAATGCCCGGTTGCGGATGCTGGACCCTCAGAGCATATCGGCGGTTGTCCCGACCTACCGGCCCCCGGCAGAACGCCTCAATCGCTGCCTCACAGCCTTGCTGCCACAGGTGCAGGAGATCATCGTCACCTGTGAGGCGGGCGCGATCATCCCCGCCAACGTCCTGAAGCACCCCAAGATTCGATACGTCAGGAGCCGGTTGCGGGACATCGGGTACGGCCGCAACGTCAACTTTGGCGCGCGGCAGAGCAACGGCCATTGGATTTGGATTGTGAACGACGATTGCTACGTCGAGCCGGATGCCGCCGCCCGGCTGATGGAATGCGCCAGGCCCGGCGTAGGGTTGATCGGGCACCTGCTATTCTACCCCGACGGCTCGATCCAGCACGGCGGCAAGTTCCGGCAGCCCGGTATGCGAGGCTGGGGCCACATTGACCAGCGCAAGACGACGCCCTCAATCCAGCATCCGGTCGAGATGGAGAACGTCACCGGAGCCTCGATACTGGTCAACCGTCAGGCGTTCTACGAGATTGACGGGAACGACGAATCTTTCCACATGTACGCCGTGGATGACGCGATGTGCCTTTCGATGAAGCAGGCGGGCTACAAGGTGATGTTCACCCCGCACGCGAAGGCCATCCACGAAGAGGCGGCGACCGGGCGCGGCGACCAGCGAATGCGGGATTGGGTGATCCAGGGCAACACAGCCTTTGACCGCAAGTGGGGTTGGTGGATAACGCAGAACATCAACACCGTGCCAGGAGTATTCCCATGAAAACCCTTCTCTGGACCGGCGCGGCGATGGGTCTGCCGACTCACGGCCAGTCCATCGTCTTTCGCTGGTGGAACTACTACCGCGTGCATCGTGAGGCGATGGACGTTACGCACTTCGCGGCGTTCAATGACGGCGACAAGAATCTTCCGGTCGAGCTTTTCGTCAGGATGCAGAATGCGAATTCCCCTGCCTCCTACGATCCGTTTAGCGAGAACTGCCTGAATCTGGTGTACTGGCCGGATCACATTGGCTTTGGCGATCCCCCAAACCTTCACCGCCGAGGATTCTGGCGCAACGTCTTCAAGGCCGTCGAGGTCTGCCAGCAGCAGGACTTCGACCGGATGATCCTCATCGAAGCCGACACCCTCATCATGGGGCCGGACATGCTTTTCGAGATCGGCAAGACCACGACCGGAGCGACGGCTTACTGGTGCCCGGCTCACGGCATCCCCGAAAGCTCGATCTGCATCTTTGGCAAGGACAAGTTCCAGGCGCTTGCCGACTTCGCCTCTGACGAGAGACGGCGCGACAAGGGTTTCGAGTCCGGCATGGACTGGACTGAAGTGCGCAAGCACCGCGTTGGTGACCGCTATCCTGAATGGACCCAATCAATTCCAACCAACGCCGAGTATTGCGTGCAGGTGATGTCCTGGGCGCTCTTGCGCTGGGGTGGAAAACTCGAAACATTCCGAACGAGACATGAAAACGAAAATGCCAGTCAAAGTCATCTACCCGGTGCCACAGGATAATTGGCGCACCTTCGAGCCGTTCGTCCTTCGCTTCGTTGAAACGCTGCGGAAGTACGACCCCGGCTATCCCTACGAGCTAATCGCCGTGTTGAACAACGGCACCCAGAGCAAGCATCTGGAAGACCTGTTCGCGGGCCTGCCGGTGAGGTTCTGGGTTTACAACGGCACCGGCTGGAATATGGGCTCGGCTCAGGCGGCGATGGCGATCTGCTTCGATGACGACTTCATCGTGAGCATGAGCAGCCGTTGTTACTTCCACCGCGAAGGTTGGTTGGCGAAGATGATGGCTGCGCGCGCAGCACACGGCCCCGGCATCTACGGCACCGGCAGTTTTGAGGCCAAGCGCCACATTCGGGCGTGCGCGTTCGGGATTGACGCGAAGCTCTTTCGGGCGGTGCCCTTTCAGGTGCTCGTGCCCGACGACGGCCACCGGCTGGAGTACAAGAACCATTGCCTGACTGACTTCGTGGAGGCCAACGGCGGGGTAGCCAAGCAGGTTACTTTCGTCGGCGTTCAGAACAGCAAGGATTGGCGAAAGCCGGAGAACATCTACCGCAAGGGGGACCAGAGCAATGTGCTGGTGATGGACAAGTGGACCGAGGATTATTTTAACTGTAGCCCTGAGATGAAGCGCGAGCGCGAGGAGAAAACTTTCGGCCCCAAATGAAAATCGCCCTCGCAACGCTGTGCTCCCCCGAATTGGCCGAACTCGGCAAGCTCACTCACCCCAACAAGGGTTTCTACTGCGGTCTGCACGGCTACGAGTACCTGACCAAGCTGGGCGACTTCCTGACCGACTCCCCGGAGAGCGGCTTCCACCATCTGATTTTTGAACGATGGCGTTGGTTCGGGGAGATGCTGCCCAAGTTCGACTGGCTCTTGTGCTGTGGCGTGGACGTGCTCATCACCAACCCCAACATCACCATCGAGAGCATTGTCGAAGGCCGAAAGCCCTTCCTCATCTGCAAAGACGCCAACGGATTCAACAGCGACGTGATCCTTGTCAAAAGCGATTCGGAATGCCTGAACCTGATGGCCGACATTGCGGATTCAAGACCGCAATTCTCCCGCGCCCCGGAGCTGGACCAGAGCGCCATGAGGTCCATATTCCCGAAGTACCCGAGGACCATTGAAGTTCTGCCCCAGCGCGTGATGAACGCTTACGACTATTCGAGCCTCTTCCGCTACTACGGCAATCCGAACTACGCCAAGGGGATTGACGCTGACGGCAACGATGGCAAGTGGCAGCCGGGGGACTTCATCTTCCACTGCCCCGGTCTGAGCCAGGAGGAGAAGATACCGTTGCTCAAGGAGAAGCTGCGCCATGTGGCCATTCCGACGTAGGCCCCAGAACAACTATGCCTTCATCGTGCAAACCCAAGCCGCCTGCTACGAGCACTTCGTCGCCATCGGCCAGCCGCCAGAGGTTGCTGACGACAACGCATTGCGGGTTGCTTTGACCATGTGCCACGTCATGCGGATTCACTACAACGATTACCGGGATGCCATCGAGGAGGCCCTGAAGCATGTCTGACCGATTCTGCATGGTGCTGCTGGTGATCGGCATGGTGATCTTCTTCTCGCCGGTCCTCGGTGCGGCGGCGCTAGTCACGCGGCAGATTGTGCGGGAATGGCGTTCCAAGCACCGCAAATGAAAACCGGCTCGGCTGTTGTGCAGACCGAGCCGGCCAACCCTATCCCTATGAAACGCCAACAAATTAGGCCCAAAATCGGGGGGTTGTCAAATTCTTGAAAAAAGTAGTTGCACACCTGAAACAAGCCTGCTAATTTCCGATCATGCTGTTAAGTTTAAGTTCAAGATTTGGGGGTTCCCTCGGAATCCCTGAAGCCTCGCAAGAGGACTTAGCAGCATGTCCCCTCGGCCTGAACAACCGGGGGGCTTTTTATTTTCCAAACCCCGGATGTATGCCCTTGGTCCGGTTCACCAAAATCAAGGCCGTTCCCATGTCGCCCGCGAGTAACGCGAGGTCAATGCCAGAGGCAGAGCCACGACGGCGACTCATCAAATAGTTCTGGCGGGGTTCTCCCTTCGCCGTTTCAAGCGGACTCCCTCTTACGGAATCGGTAGGAGGGGGGAAGAGGGGGGTGTGCAGAGAGTCTGAGAGTTACGTATGAAGACCAAATACAAGTTCATAGACTTCACCAAGGTCAAAGACCTATGGGTGATCCGAAACATCAAGAGCGGTGTTCCGATAGCCGCTTTGGAGTATTACGCGCCTTGGCGGCAATGGGTGCTGTCGGCGGTCAATCCGGGGTCCGTGTTCAGCGCCGACTGCCTGACGGACATTGCCGACTTCCTGGTCCAACTGAAATCCACTGAACAAGCTGAGGAGGCCGCATGAGTCCAGAATCACAGCGGATAGCGATAGCGAAGTTTGAGGGATGGAAGGTCTATGATAGGTATGCTGACGGGGGAATACGGCTCTGGTCCATGCACGGGAATGGGTCCGGTTGTGTCAGGACAGAATCCCTGCCCGACTACCTCAACGACCTCAACGCGATACGTGAGGCATTCATTTTGTTTCGAAGTAAGGATCGTTTGCAATATGCCATTGCTCACCGTGCGTTGGAAACCATTGTGGCCATAGCAAATTCAGCGGATGACTCCAAATCTGGAATGACGGCAGACGCCACCGCCGCCCAACGCGCCGAAGCCCTGCTGCGCACCATCGGGAAGTGGACGGAGGATTGATTATGGCAAAGCGTTCTGAGCAGTTGTTGATGAGCACGGCGTTCATAGAGCCTACGTTGGGAGACGTGTTCGACGAGGCAAAGGCCATCGGGCTTCCCCAGATAGAGGCCGAGAAGTTCTACCATTTCCATTGCGCGCGCGGCTGGATGATGGGCAAGGTCAAGATGAAGCGATGGAAAAGCGCGTTGCAGGTGTGGCGGCTGAATTGGCAGGAACGCCAGCCGAAGGACGGGAACCCGGAGAACTACGCTTTTGAAAGGGAGGGGAATTTGTGAAAACCGTACCCGAATTTGTAACTAGTCTCGAAGGCATGGCCAGATATTTCAAGGTGGAAGGCCGACCAAGAGCCGTGAAGGACTGCTATCTAATCGCCCGAAAACTTGAAGAATTGGAGGACTTCCGTATAAACGCTCTCGCTTACGATTCACTGGTGATGATTTCGACCGAGCCTCGGAATAGCATGGCGCGTCGAATGGCCCGGAGCACGCTCACGTTTATCGAAGAAATGCGGAGGGCTAAATCGAAACCATGAACCACATCGCTGATCATTCAAGCATCACACGCCTCCCGCCTCACAGCCCCGAAGCCGAGGCCGGCGCATTGGGGTGCGTCCTCTTGTCGCCCAACGAATGCCTTACCGAGTGGGTGAGCCGTTTCGGTTCGGTATCCAACGACCTGTTTTACGACTTACGGCACACTGAGATTTTCAAGGCGATGGTGCGGCTGTTCAACAAGAGCGTGCCTTGCGATGTGATAACGCTTCAGCAGGAGCTTAACAGCCATCTTGAGCAAGTGGGCGGAATCGTTTACCTGAGTCAGCTTCCCGACACCGTGCCGTCGGCGGCAAACCTTAGCTACTACCTCGACATCCTGCATGAGAAATATCTGATGCGGAGGATGCTGGCGGTATGCGGACAAATATCGCAGAGCGTGTACGAGCACAGCGGAGAGGTTTCAGAACTGGTGGACTGGGCCGAGAAGCAGATGCTCTCGATACGCCAGTTCGGCCAGCAACCGGCGCAGCGCGGCGTGAAGGAACTCGTCAGCGATGCCCTGAATGACTTCGAGGCCGCGATGACCAGGAAAGACGTGGTTGACGGCATCCCGACCGGCTTCAAGGATTTGGACGAGATGACCGGAGGCGTCCACGGCGGGGAGCTTATCGTTGTGGCAGGTTTCACGAGCCAAGGGAAATCGAGCTTGGTTATGAACATGGTCGAGCACGCCGTCCTCAACCACGGCACCGAGGCGGGCGTGTTCACGTTGGAGATGACAGCCCTGCAACTGGTGAAGCGCACTATTTGCAGCCATGCGCGGGTGAATCTGCGGCACGTCCGGCAGGGCTACATCAGCCCGGAGGACTGCGGAAAGCTCAGCGAGTCCGGGTTGAAGGTGTCTCGGGGCCGAATCCACTTCGATGAGACTCCGGGCCTGAGCATCATGGAGCTTCGCGCCAAGGGCCGCCGCATGGTCCAGCAGGACTCCGTAAAGCTCATCGTGGTTGACGACATTGGCCATGTGAACGCGCGAGGCTGCGGATTCAGGATCGAGTCCCGTCAGGAGGAACTGACCTACGTGGCCAATTCCATGAAGAACCTCGCCCGCGAGCTTGGGATACCGATTATCGTCGTGAGCCAGCTTAACGACCAGGGCAAGCTGTTCGGCGCCCGCACCATCGGCCACGAGGCTGACTGCGTGTGGAGGTTGAAGATCAACAAGAAGGGCGAGGAGTCACCGGCAACGGCGGGAGTGCCGATCCTGCTGGAAATCCTGAAACAACGCAACGGCCCGACCGGCAAGGTGGACTTGGTTTTCCTGAAGGAGTTCACCCGTTTCGAGACTGCGGCCAAGCCGTCGGAATCGGCGGCTGCCGAGCAATCCCTGCCTTACCATGACTGATTTATGAACGAGAAACGCATCAAGGAAATCGAATCTCGAATGGCGGAGATTCGTGAAACGATCAACAACATCACATCGGATTTACAGTCCGAAGAGAGAAGGCTTCACGCTGAAATGTTGGCCCTCAAATCGCCTTTCAAGACGGGAGATATTATCGCGTGGGGTAAAAAGAAGGGCCGTGTGATTGAGTTGCGTGAATGGGGCTTCGGCAATCCAATGTGGGTAGTGAATAACATTCGGGCAGATGGAACGGAGGGCGCAGAAAGTCTCGTTCGGAGCTACAATGGTCCGACGTTGGTAAAATGACTAAGCTCTACCTCATCCATCGGGAGGAACAGGTTGACGCTGCCCGCCGAGAGTTCCGCCGTTACTGGCGACCCTTCGCCGCGCAGCATCGCAAGACCGTGAGCGCCAAAGTTCTGGCCGGACTTGAGTGGGCGACGTGGAGAGAGTTTGTCAGGGAGAAGTTGGGGACGGCTCAAAATCGTTGACATCGCCGTGCCCGCAGCGTAAAGCGCGGGTATGAGTTTCAGTTTCGACGACTGCCGCCAACTCGATGCACTCTGCCAGGACTTGATCCTATCAGACTTCTACCGCGGCCAGAATCGCGCTCGCATCCAGAGCCTTGCCAATGGGTCCGCGCCTTACAGCGATGAGGAAGTGCAGGAAAACGGGGTAGTCATAAACGTAAACGACCTGACTCACACCCGGCTCTTGCACGATGCCAGAAGCCAGTTCTACAACGCCTTCCTCAAGACCGGATTCTTCGCCAAAGCCACGACCGACGCCGGGGCCGTCCATCGCCGGGGCGAGCGTTCAGCCTTCGTCACCAAGGCTTGGAACAAGTATCTCAAGCGCAGCCTGCCCTATTACGAGCGGTTGCGGGCTGAGTTTGGAATGCTGGTCCTTCACGGCATCTCACCCGCCGTCTGGGAGAATGCCGACAAATGGTGTCCGAAGCCCATTGGGATTGAGGATTGCCTTGTGCCGAGCAAGACGCTCTTGGGATTCGAGAACCTGCCTTTCCTCGTCATCCGGCGCAGCTTCACGGGCATCGAATTGCAGAAGCTCACCCACGCGGCCAAGCGCGACCCCGGCTGGAATATGGACGTGGTGCAGCGATGCGTGGATTACCTGGGAGAAGAGATGACCCAGTTGCGCTCATTGAACTGGCCGGAAGTGTGGGCGCCCGAAAAGGTTCAGGAACGGGTGAAAGAGGACGGCGGCTATTTCCTGGGCGACCAGGCCCCCGCGCTGGACATGTTCGACATCTACGGTTACGTGGACGACGGCAAAGAGGCGGGCTGGGTCCGGCGCATCATCCTCGACTCATGGAACACCGGCACGGTCAACAACAAGCCGGATGTCACCCGCAAGAACAAGAGGCCGATTGACAAGTTCAACAAGGAGGATTTCGTCTTCACCAGCGGCGATGACATTGTGGCGCTCGACTGGCAGCAGTTTTCGAGCTTCCAATTCGCGGACCTGAGCGCGGTATTCCCGGCCCGGTATAATTCGGTCAGAAGCCTTGGCTGGATTACCTACGCCTCTTGCCACCTGGGCAACCGTCTCCGGTGCAAGTTCTACGAGGCGGTGTTTGAATCGCTCATGCAGCTTTACAAGGTCAAGAGCGCCGACGATGCCGCCAACGCCCTCAAGGTGAACCTCATCAATCGGGGCCTCATTGACGACAGCATCAAGCCGGTGCCCGCCGCCGAGCGTTGGCAAGTCAACGCGAACCTCATTGAGCTTGGTCTGAACGACAACGCCAGCGTCACCGGCAAGCAGTCCGCCGCCTGGGTGCCTCAACCGACCGGCAGCGACAAGACTGAGAAGACCCGGTTCCAATACATGGCCGAGCTTCAGCAGATGACGCAACTGGTCAGCGCCTCCCTGAACCAAGCCTACATGTACCAGAACCCGGAATTACGAGAGATATTTCGGCGCTTCTGCAAGCCGCGTTCAAGCGACCCTGACGTGCGTGCCTTTCAATCTGAGTGCATCAAGTTCGGCATCCCGGAGAAGTATCTGCATGACCCGTCGGCTTGGGACATCGAAGCCGAGCGTGTTATGGGCGCGGGCAACAAGACCCTCGAAATGACCATCGCCGGCCAGCTTATGGAGTGGCGGGAGAAGTACGACCCGGAGGCGCAGCGCGACATCCTCAGAGATGCGACTTTGGCTCTCACCGACGACGCCGGCAAAGCTCTGCGCATGGTGCCGCACAGCCCCGTCACCGTCACCAGCGCCACTCACGACGCCGAGCACACCGCCTCCGACCTGTTGGCCGGAATCAAGGTGAAGCTCCTGGAAGGAGTCAACCACCCGGAGACCATCGAAACCCTGCTCTCCATCATGGCCGACAAGATTCAGACGGCTCAGAAGCAGGGGAACATGATGCAGCCGCAGGAGCTTCAGGGCCTTGGCAACATCGCGCAGCACATTGGCGAGCACATCAAGGTCTTGGGCATGGACGAGAAAGAGAAGCAGCGCGTGAAGCAGTATCAGGACTTGCTGACCAAGCTGATGAACCTGCTCAAAGGTTTCGCCCAGAGGATTCAGCAGCAGATGGAAAAGGCCGCTAAGCAGAACGGCAATGGGCAGCAAGGGGACCCGAAAGACGCCGCGAAGGTCAAGGCCATGCAGATGCAGGCTCAGGTGAAGACGCAGAACGCCAAGGAGTCCCACGCACAACGGACGGCCCAGCGGCAGATTCAATTCGAGCAGCAGCAACGTCAGGACCAGGAAAAGCACCAAGCCGATATTGCCGCGCTCGACGCTCAGGCTGCCGGTACGATCCGACGCAGCAGGCTTAGTATGGAGGAAGAATAGTGCCTGAAGGTTGGTATTGGGATGATGAAGACCCACCAGAAGACTGCGGCAACGACGAGGAAGATGAAGACGACTAAACCCCAATGGGAAGGCGAGTTGCGGAATTGCTCATGCGGAGCGCCCGCATCCGTTGTGGAGAGTTCAACCACCGGCGACGTGAGCATTGGTTGCTCAAGGACCGGATGCAAGATCGTCGAAGGCAGGACGTTCAAGGACGCTGCCGAGATTTGGAACCGGCCACGATTCACCGACGGACCAGCATGAAACTATTTGAGATAATCGAGCGCGGCTCGGAGCAGTTCCGGCTCTTTCTGGTGTTTGGTCACATTGCTATTGTAACCGGAATGAACATTCCTGTCAACTGATTATGAAGGATACAGCCGACGTGGTAGCTTGCGTGATCGACTTCGGAATGTTTCAGCCAGTTGCTCAAAAATTGGCCGAGCACTTCAAGAAGGTCTATTACTCGACTCCCACCGAAAAGGGCTTTCAGGAGATTGGCGACTTCTGCTTGGGCTACGGGGTTGAAAACATCATCCGGGTTGACGACTACGAGGAGCCATCGGTCTTTGAGGAAATTGACCTGTTCGTATTCCCGTACATCCTCTACGGCGGCAAGCAGCTTCTCTATGAGAGCATGGGAAAAGCCGTGTGGGGTGCCCGTCAGGCCGACGAGTTGGAGCGCGAAAAGGGAACCTTCTACAAGATGCTGGACGAGATCGGCCTCGAAGTTCCGCCTCACGAAACGATCAGGGGCCTTACCAACTTGCGCCTCTACCTGAAGGAGCACGAAAACGTATTCGTCAAATTCTCCAATTACCGTGGCACGATGGACACTTGGAAGCACCGGACCTATCAGCAAAGCCTCAGCTACCTGGATTTGCTGGCGTGCAAGCTCGGACCCTTCCAGGAGCGCATCAAGTTTTACGTCCTGCACGAAATCAAGACCGACATCGAAGGCGGTATTGACACGTACTGCATTGACGGGAGATGGCCAAACGAGGCGATATTGGGCTACGAGAAAAAGAACGAGACCTACCTTGCCGTGGTGAAGCCGTTCGACAAACTCCCGAAGATTTACACTGGCGTCAACGAAGCCCTCTCGCCCGTGCTGGCCGACTACCGATACCGGCAATTCTTTTCCACGGAGATTCGCGTCAAAGATGACGTGCCCTATTTCATTGACCCGACCTGCCGCACCGCCTCACCAGCCGGCGAGGAGATGTTGGACCTGTTCGCAAACCTGGGGGACATCTTCTGGCGTGGCGCTCAGGGAGAATTGGTCCAACCCGAAATCACCTACCGTTTCGCCGGGGAAGCCTACATGCACTGGCAGGGAGAAAAGCAGGAGTGGAAGTGCTTGGTTGTCCCGGAGGAATTTCGGGGCCGGGTGAAAATCTACGGCTCAGCCTTTGTGGACGGCGCTTTCTGGTGGCCCCCGGAAGATGAGGAGGTCATCGGCTGCATCGTCGGGCTTGGAGACACCCCCACCGAAGTCATTGACAGCATCAAGGAGAGCGTTGAAGCCCTTGGCGATGCCCCTGTAACCGTGAAGGTGGAATCCTTTGCCGACCTCATCAAAGAGATTGAAAAAGCCGAGGAGCAGGGCATACCTTTCAGCGATGAACCTCTGCCAGAACCAGAGGCTTTGATTGAAACATGAACCCACTTGAAACAGCCGAGCAACGCATCCTTGGACTCCGAGCCAGAGTTGGAATGGGCATGACCGATCCGAAGGCAATCGTGGCCGAACTGGATTCAATGCTGAGGGCACTGGCACCACTTAAGCTCAACCAACTGGCATCACGACCAACACCCACTCCATGCTGCGGGTTGAAAGAGGCCACCGCCTTGCGTGCCGACATTGACCGGAGGACCATGAAATGAGTTGCGGACAATCAGAAACCATCCTGAAGGAAACATGATCGGTCATCGCGCATTCAATATCACGCCGCCACGGTTCAGAACCAAAAGCGATGCTGACAAGTTCATGGACTGCATTCGGAACCGCCTGCCATTGCCGAGTGGGATTCTCATTATCCCGTTCATACGATTGGGAGAGGCTGTTGTGACCAACCCCGAATACCGGGACGCTCCTTTCGAGTGTCAGTACCTTCCTGAAAACCTATGAGTTGCGGACAATCAAGCATCCCAAGCGGCGGCAAGTCAGCGCAGGCAATGGCTGACCAGCGCCCAAAATTTGAAAATAGCCTGACCAAGTTCTTCCACAAGCAGCCGAAGCGCGGCAGGCCGTCGAACAAGAAACCACGTCAGCACTGGGTGAGGTAATTATGAACAAAAACGTATGCAAAAACTGTAAATGGTGGAGTCCCGCCATGTGGGCAAACGGCAGTGGAGAAGACGAGCCTATTACCTGCCAGGGGGTTCTTACCAAGGACAAGGACCAGATTTACGCACTGGGTAATTGCCACCGATACTCGCCGGTGAAGGGAAATTCTGGCACGCGGGAAGACTACTGGTGCGGAGACTTCGAGGCCAAATGAACGAGAGCTTTCCTCAATACCGACCCCTCGGCATCCCCGTAGCCGAGCACAGCCAGTCCAAGCCGCTCCTGAAGGCGCTCAAGTCCGTCACGAAGCTGGCGACCAAGATGCACAAAGCCCCACGCCTCGGAGTGAAGAGCAGCGACGTTCACATTAAGAAAAAGCAATTCTGGTGTTGACCGCATTCAGGGGCAGGGCGTATTACGGGAGAAACAGTTTATGAGCGATACAGCACAACAACCACTCTGCCGAACCTGTGAGTATTGGAGCCCGTGCCCCAACTTCATCGGATTGGGGGTCTGCATGAACGCAGACATGGCGATGAGAATATTGTTACCACCAGAGCCATGCAATTTTATGAGCACGGCGCATGACTTCGGTTGTGTGCTGCACAAAACAGGGAAGTTCAGCACACCGATGCAGAAACCAAGCGAACGGTTGGCCGCGATTGACGATCTCAGATATGCCGTGAACAAGCACCTAATCGAAACAGGACTATGAGTAACGAAGCACAACAACCACAAAGAACAGCGACCATTCTCAAAAGAATTCCAATCTTCCTTTGCGAGATGAAGGAAGGACCAGTGGGGTTCACAGCAACAGCAGAGGGCGCTGTCGAATGGTCAATGAGCGTAAACGGCGGTGGAAACTTTGTGAGAATTACAAAACTTTGGATCATACATACCAAAGTGGAAGAAGATCGATGAGCACACCAGAACAACAACCACAGCGAGTCATCCAAAACCTCCTACCGAAGCAGCGTTTCCAGCAGAGCGCCGACAATCTCACCAAGCACCGAAGCCTCGTGGACAGCCGCGAGTTTGAGCGCGGGACCGACTTCGCCATGTTGCAATACTGCATTGTCCTGACGCAGAACCTTCCCGACGACAAGGCGGCTGCCGCGGCGGGTTACAAGATGGCCGGGGCTATGGAATACCTCCTTCAAGTGAAGATGCTGGGCGAAGTGCCGCCGCCCGCGCCGAAGCGGACCAGCGACAACCTGAAGGAGAATTGAGGGTATGCGCGGACCGCAACCTTTCAGGTATTACGATCCCAACGACAGGTGGCCGTTTTGGAGCACTGTGACGGCGAGGATGAGTCTGGGGTACATGTTGGTGCTGATGTGGCTCCTGAGAAGGCATCGCAGTATTCTGCTGCGGGACATTGCCATCCTCAAACGGAACAAAGAAATTTTCGTCCGGCACCATCACCCTGAATGTTTGGAGCCAGAACACCTTGAGGCAACGTGGTCCTATAAACACAGCCGACCGATGGTTGTCCAGCTTAACGGACAGGCAATGACCGGACACCTTCAGTTGACGATGTGCAACGTCCAAAAGGTAGTAATGATTCCAGGCAAACTCCTCAACATCATCACCACATAAGCCATGCCAGTCGAAGCCCCCGCAGCCCCCCCCGCACCGCCAGCGGCACCCGCAACCGATTCAAGGCCCGTCATCATCGCCTCTCAGATGCAGCCATCTCTGGCCGCACGCGAGCCCGCCAAACCCGGCAGCGCCAAGGCAAGTCTGAGCGATGCCTTGCGTAAGAAGTTCGGCGGCGAGGACGCTCCCGCCGCACGACCCGGTAACGAACCATCTTCCAAAGCTGCGCCTTCCCCGCAGCCTCCCGAAGCCGCACCCGATCCCGAAACTGCTCCTCCCAGTAAGTCGGGTGCGGCTCCTTCTACCGAGGACCAGCCGCCGACCGGGACCGAGGGTCCCAAGACTGGCAAGACCAAGCTAGATTGGAAACTGCTGGACCAGTTCAAGGCTCGTGCTCTCAAGGCCGAAACTGAAGCTTTGGAACTTCGCAAGCAGATCATCCCCGAAGACCAGCGCAAGGCCGCAAGCTCCGAAGTAGAATCCCTCCGCAAACAGAATGCCGAGATGCAGGAGGAATTGCGCTACGTCAACGCCAAGAAATACGACCCCGAAATTCAAAAGGCCCAGTCTGAGTACGAGGCGTCATTTCGACGGGCTATGTACGAGTTCAGAGATCTGACCGTTTCCGACCCGAACAATCCCGTCGCCCCCGCTCGCCGATTCACTCCCGATGACATGCTCGAACTCGTCAACCTAGACCTACGACCCGCCCGCGAAGTGGCTGAAAAAGTGTTTGGAAGTTTTGCCAATGACGTGATGGCCCACCGCAAGACCATCCGCGACCTGTTCGACGCTCAAGAATCCAAGCTCGTCGAGTTGAAGAAGACGGGCGCCACGCGCGACCAGCAGCGTCTTGCTCAGCGCCAGGAGCAAATGGGCAAGGTGTCCAGCTTCGTGAAGACCACCTACGAGAGCGCCGTCAAGGAAGCCTTGGAGAATCCTCAGATCGGCACTTGGCTGAAGCCCAAGGACGGCGACACCGCTTGGAATGAGGCTCTGGATAAAGCGACCAAGTTTGTCGAGGGCGCTTATCAGCAGAACGCTTTGGACCCGCGTCATACCCCGGAGCAACGCGCCGAGATTGTCAGGCAGCACGCGGCCATTCGCAACCGGGCCATCGGCTACACGCCACTTTTTCGAGAGTTCAAACGAGTAACCAAAGAGCTTGAGGCCACCGCGAAAGAACTGGCGGCGTTCAAGAAAACGACCCCCTCTACGGGCGGCAGAGAAGCACCATCGCAAGAGCAACCCGCCCACGGAATGGACGCCCTTCGGCAAGCGATGGCCAAGATCGTCCGACCCCTCTGAAAAGATTCCTGTTGACACCTTTACGCTACAGGGCGTAAAAGCCCGATAGTTGCCGGACTCAAACCGGACGGGCCACCGACCCGTTACCAACGGCGCGGCTTCAATAGAACTGACGCAAGCTAGCCGCCATCAGGTTCTAACACACCGAGAGATTGTCTGCACGGCAGGCATCCGACTCTCGGAAACAGAAACGAAAATGTGATTAGAATTTATGGCATGTCCAACATCCGGGATCATAGCAGCATGTGATCAACCTCAGTTCCTCGTCGACCAGACCCCCAAGTTTGACGAAATCATCATGGAAGACATCCGCCCGAACGACGGATGGCTTTACAACGTAGAAACCGGCACCTTGCCGCCCGGCACCCCGGTTGAAGTCGTTCAAGACCGTTTCCGGGTGGTGTACCCCAACGTGACCAAGCTTTGGAACCGGGTGTACGCCAACGGCCCCGGCTGTCAGGGCCATCCTTGCGACCTTCCCGAACATCAGATCGGTTGGGGCGCAGATCGGTTGACTTGGTACGCCGAGCAGCAGAACTGGGGCACCCCCCTCATCTGCTACGACTCGAACATGCACATCACGCATTTCGAGGAGCACATCAGCCAGATCATCAGCGACATTCTCAAGCCCGCGACCATCGCCATCAGCAGCGGCTTCCTGCGCAAGCGGCATTTGCTCTGGTCAAACCGGCATCACGTCGCCAACGCCAACAGCGGAGCCGCAGGGACCGACGGCGCTTTCACCTACACCTGGACCGCCGCAGGACCGAACGGCGACGAGGAAATGTATTTCGATTGCAGCGCCTCGCCCTCGCGCGTGTTCAAGCTCGCCCCGCAGATGCTTCAGCGCCGGTTCAACCCGCTGATGCTGCGCGGTTACGCCGGCAAGAATCCGTTCAAGGATACCAGCCCGTTCATCGAATTCGTGAGCGACATGGACACCACTTGGGAACTGGATCATCTCGGCGGTCAGACCGGCGTCGGCGGAGGTTCGAGCCCGAACGTTCTGGGCAACTGGCGCTTTCAGGACTTCGATGCGACCGGCAAGTACTGGCGCTACGGCTTCTCCGGCCAGATCGGCAACTTCATGGTCCGGGTTGACCCGATGCAGCTTCGGTTCAACTACGTCACCGACCTGGGCGCGGGCGCGGCTCCCAACCGCTACCGCTACCAAGTGGTGCTGCCCTACAAGAACAGCATCACGACCGGCGCGGGCGGCGCGGCGGGCATCGGCAGCGACTACAACAGCGATTACGACCGTTCGCAGTTTTCGCTTAGCCAGATTCATCACAAGTCCGGGATGCAGCTTCTCACGCCCGACGGCGCTTCGCTGCACAACGAACTGCCCTTCGGCCATCGGGACTTCGGCGGCAAGTGGCAGGCGGTCATGGACAACCTGGGCGCCGACCAGTCCGGCAACGTCATCGAGAACAAGCGCCGGAACAAGTTGCAGTTCATCGCGGACTTCAAGTATTGGGTCCGGCCCAAGCACACGGAGTTCCTGGAAGTCTTCTTCCACCGCCGCGAGCAGTTCTGCATTCCCGAAATCCCGTGCTGCAATCCCGATCCCGGCTATCCGAGCCAGATTTACGAGTCGGGACTGCCCGGCTGCACGCCGCCTGCCGCGTATAACGCGACCTACGGCACTGGTGTTCCGACCGACTTCAGCAGCGACGGCAGCCTTAAGGCTTCCGGCAGCCGCCAGGACGGCCCGCGCCCGACGCCGGTTGAAGAGTCGCAGACGACTCAGACCGATCTGTAATCATCGGTATCCATTCCCCGCCGCGTCCTTCGTGGTTGTTGTGGCGCGGCGGGGAACCTCCTTGCACAACGACCAGCAAGACGTTAGACGTGAGTTATGCCTGTACAGGACTACTACGATACGGCGGAAGACCAAGCTCCCATGCCCAAGGACAATGCTCCCGACGAAAAGGGCGAGGCCGATGAATCGAAAATGGTGCTGGTCAATTCTGAGGTTTGCCCCGGCCTCAAGCCCGGCGACAAGCTGCCGCTGCGCGTGACCGAGGTTATGGACACCGGGGAATACCATTGCGCCTATGACGAGGGCGGCGGCGAAGACAAGGGCGGCGAGGGCGAGATGACCGACGAGGCCCCGATGCCCGAATCACCCATGTATCAATGACGTATGCCGGCAGCCATTTCATGCGACCCGAACGCCTTGATGCAGGCGGCCACGTGCTACAACGACTGCATTCCACCAGGGATGCAGGCCGCCGTACAGACTTACTTGATCGCGGTAATGAACGGCGGCACCACTGACCCGAAGGTGCTTCTGGCTGAGGCCATCGCGGCAGGGTTCGACAAGCTGCAAGGCACGAATGCCATCGTGGACACGTACCTCCTTTGCTCCCTCGCTAATAAGTGAACCATGTCCCAATGCAGCCCCAACGCGATACTGGCCGCGTGCAGCGACTTCACCGGGAAAGGCGCTGGCGAACTGGCCATCATCAAGACCGAGTTGCTGAGGCAAATCCTGCTGGCCGCAAATCCAATGGCCGCATGTGACGCGCAAAGCCTTCTCGCCGAGGGAGCTTGCTGGTCCTGCTATCCGGGCGGGCAGCTTCAGTTGATCCAGACTCAGATTTTGTGTGAAATATTACACACAGGCGGCGGTGGTAATGTGAACGCCTGCCTTGTGGCTCAGTCCGGTGGTCCAGTTGACCCTTGCGCATTCGCCTTTGGACTTGGTTACGACAACGATTCCACCAGCCCGACGGCGGGCCAATGGAAGTTTTGGGACCAGACTGGTAATGCCTGGGTACCATTCATCTTATGAACACCGTCGAGATTCGAGAGCGAGCGAAGGGTTGGAGGTTCTGGCTCACGCGGCCAACGGTTTTGGCGCTGTGCCATGAAGTGGACGCCCTGATCGGTGCCTTGGACGTATCGAGGGAGTCTTTCCAAAGGGCTGCTGCGGAATGCCAATCACTTGAGAGGGATAATCAGACCCTCAGAAACCAGTTGGAAGTCGCCAAAAAGGGAAACCGCGTCTTGCTCGGATTCGTCCATGAAACACACCGCCTTGGCACCCCCATTCAGCCAGGCACGATCCGGGAGATACTATCGAAATGAAAAGAACACTCTGCGTATTCGGATTTGCGGGCCTGATGTGGCTGATTCTGGCCGTCATGGGCGCCGGATTCCCGCTGCCATTCCAGCACAACTTTTTCACCGTCAACACGGCCCCGGTGAATCAAACCACGGCGGGCAGCAACGTCTTTGTGACCTTCACACAGGTTGGGCAGACGCGCACGTACCTGATTGACGTGCCGACGAATGGCCCCGGAGGTGGGAATATCGTCCAAACCAACGGCTTCACCAGCATTGTGTACACCAATCCAGCGGCCTACGTGCTCACACCTGGAGGCATCGCAACCAATCTCACCGTCTGGACCGGGACGGAAAACGGGGTGCTGACGATCACGAACGCGACCAATCCTGGAGGTCACAACCTCATCGTTTATGGTGACGGGGACTTTACTAACCTGACCGCTTACGGGAATGTCACGACGATTGGCGGAGGGTTCTATGGAAACGGAACCAGCATCAGCAGCCTTTCGGCCGGGAATCTTCAAGGCACCGTGCCCGAATCTGTGATGAACCACAACCTCACGAACCTGACGCTCACCGGGCCGATCCAGATTTACGGGAGCACCGTTCTCACCAACGGGGCATATATCAGCCCGATTGGAGAATTGTTCAGCAACGCCAATAGCAGCATTCTTATCTCGGGAGGGAGCATTACGGGTCTGACCGCGACGTTCAGCAGCACCGTTTCTGCGGGCAGTTTCACAGGGGGCGGAGGAGGAATTACAGGCGTATCAGCAGCCAGCGTGTCGGGCGGGGCGACAAACCAGGTCTATGCCTACGGTAGTTCGGCGGGGTGGACGGGAAATGTCGGAGTATCTAACGTCACCATGTCAGGGAACTTAACGTTCTCCAAGGACATAGTATGGACCATAGGGACGAGCGGAAATAGGCCCTTAACGACATATACCTACGACCTGCAAGCCGGGAGGGATGTTTATGTGTCAGCAACGGCTGGTGGAAATGTTCACCTTCAAGCTCACGTTTCGATGAACGCGCCAAACGCGAACGAACTTCAGGTTCACGGCTATAATTCCACCAACTATGCTCGTCTAATTGTGTCAAACCTGATTAGTGGAGACCTTATAATTGGCACGAACAGCGTCGCCTCCTACTGCTCCAACAAGCTCGCAGTGACGACCATCTCCGTAGGCGCGAGCGCGTTCAACTGGACCAACACCCTGACCAAGAATGTGTTCGTGTTCATTGCGGGAGGCACGGTATCCGAAGTGGATGTGAACGGGACCGCGCTCGGCACCGGACTTACGCTGTCTGGCCTGAGCACGATACCCTTGCAGCCCGGGGAATGGGTCACAACGACCTACTCCCTAGCGCCGACGATGACCTGGAAACCGTTTTGATGGACTGCACGCCTTCCAGCCTGAGCGCCGCCGCGCGCTGTTTCTCATGTATCCCGCCCGGCATGGTGCCTGCGGTCAAGACGATGCTGCTCGCGAAGTGGGCCGGGTGTGGCGGGTCTCCAGCTTTGAACTGCATCGCCCTGACCGGAGCCGGAACCGCAGCCGTCAACCAGACTTACCAGCCGGTGTCGGCAGCGGAGTATGACGGGGTTGGATACCAGATCGCATTCGATTCCGTGGACAATCTTTGGCAAGTCCTAAGCGGTAGCGGAGGCTTTGGGAGTCCTTACTATACCGGTATTCCCGGAAACGCGCCGACTGGACCGTTCGCCGCATTTGTTGGCGCGTCTCCCGATCCCACGGGCGCTTTCGTCGCCTGCCCATGATTTATGAAGTCTCGAATCACCGCCACTCTCATTGCTTCAATCGTATTAGTGACCTTGACCGGATTCCGACATCCGAAGCCATATCGGGCGGTGGTTCTTTGGAGGGCGGGGACTACGGCGGTAAATCAAGAGTATCGTCGAGTGTCCGAGATCGAATACGACGGTGCTGGCTTCCAGATCGTCAAAGACCCGCCAGGTAACTTTTGGCAGGTGTTAAGCGGCAATGGTGGGGCTGGGGCGATTTATTATGTTGGCCCACCGGGAGGAGCGGCAACGGGACCGTTCGCCGCTTTGGTGGGCGCCGCGCCAGCCCCGAAAGGGCGATTTCTTGAACGATGATTTATGGCCGATCACACTCAGAGCACTCATTGTCCCGGAGACGGATGGCCGCATTGCCTTGGGCAGCTTGCCCGCATGGAGGCCAAACTTGACACGCTCTGCGCGGTGAATGCCGATAAAGAAAACCGCCTTCGCGCCCTTGAAGACATGGAGGCCCAACGCAAAGGCGGGTGGAAAGTGATGCTGGCTGTCGCAAGCCTGCTGGGAGGACTGATGGGGGCGGCGGTGTCCTATCTGGGCGCACTTCTTAAACGGCCATGAATCTGCCCCTTGCTCAACTCGCGCTCGCGCTCAAAAACCCCCACACGTCAGTAGCCGCGCTCGCCTTCGCCTTCGTCAAAGTCGGCAGCCGCATCGCGGAAGCCTGGTGCCCTCAATACAAGAGCCCAATCGAAACGACCGCCGACGCCCTTGAAGGACTCGCCGTGCTTTACCTCGGCCTCGCGGCGGGGGATGCCAGCCAGGGCTTGTCAAAGTCCGAAGCCGACACTACGTTTGTAAAGAAACCATGAAACGAATCATCCTCTCCTCAATCGCCGCCGCCGCGCTGTGCGGCTGCATCAATGTGACCGCCTCTCGCACCACGACCGGAACCAACACAACCGACAGCATCAGCGTCAGGGCCTTCCTTGAAACCATCAACCAGGGCACCTACGGCACCAGCAACGGGCTTTACCTGACAACGACCCAGACCACACCCGACCAGCAGAGCATCGCGATTCTGGCCGGCGCCGTCGTGGACCTCGGAAAGTCGGGCATGGCGCTCGCCGCGACGCAGCAGACCAACTCGCCGACCAAGTAGCCATGTGGCCCTTCCTGCCGCACATCCCGAACCTGCACGAGGTCAGCGGCAACATCTGGCGGGGTGGACAGCCCGACCAGAAGGGTTGGATGCAGCTTCAGCAACTCGGCATCAAAACCGTCGTAAAGCTCAACACCATTGACGAGGCAACCGACCTCGCGCCGGGGATGCAGATACGGAGCTTCCCGATCACCGTCAGGGACCAACTCACCGGCAGCGACCTTGATTCGATGGTGCCTGCCGCTGTGGCTGCGATTCAGCCGTACACTTTCATCCACTGCGGCAGTGATGCCCGGACTCAGAGCGAGATTGACCAACTACTCGGAAATCAGGGCGGCCAAGATCGTACGGGACTCGTCTGCGCCTGCTACCGGGTCAAATGTGGCTGGTCTTACGGGGAAGCCGAAAAGGAAATGCTCAGCTACGGATTCCACAAGTTGCTTTTCGGACTTTGGGAATACTGGGAGAAGCTGCGTAACTCAGGGGCAATCGTCTAATCACGCGCTGGGCCATCGCCCAGTGGTATTCAGCGGTCTTGCCGTTCAATCCCAACTCGGCGGCAATCTCCTTCATGCTCAGGCCGCAGTTAATCTTCAAATAAGCGACTCGATTTCGGATTGGCTCTTTCATGCTGTCTCATTCAATACTCCGATCTGGCGCGCCTTGGCAGCTTTTTTCAGCAATTCGGATTTCCAAGCGTTGCCGCGGTAATCCTCTTCGACCTCGGCCAGTCGGCGAATGACGAAGCCTTGCTCGATGGCTCCCCATAGCCCGATGCAGAAGCAATCCGCCAAGTCGGGCGACCGGGAGCATTTCTCCTTCATCTCCTTCTTGGTCTCCACATCGATCTTGTTCCCGGCGATCTGGTAGAACTCGCGCAGGCATCCCTCGGCCACAACGTCATCACTCAGGCCGCGAACCTGGTAGGACTCGACCGCGAGCCGCCAGGTGTACCAAATCTCGGTGACGCGCTTCCCGTAGTAATCCTTCGCCAGCACGTCAATATCCGCCGACACTTTGCGGTCAGAGGGTTTGCCCCCGAAGTCCAGGGTGTTGACGCGCGTTGACCATAGGCGGCAAAAGGCGCTTACCAGGCTCGTCCTCATGCCCGCGTCAAAGTAGAAGTGCTCCGGTCCAAGGCCCCATTCCTCATGCTTTTTCTTAACGAACATTACGATCTGGTCTTCCGGGTCTCCGAAGTCGCCCGCCTTGATGGGAACGATGACCGTCTCGGCCAGTGTGAGAATCTGACGGTGCCCCGGAGAATCAGGGCTCTGGTTGATGATGGCCTCGGCAAGCCCGGCATCGGCATCGCTGGGATAATCCGACTCAGGACCGAAGGCCAGCCGCATCAGCACGCAGCGATCCCCGCCGACGGCCCGGTAGGCGGCATCGAGGCAGGTTATGTGCGTTCGGGTGGAATTGAGCCACACCGGAGCCTGCATCGCCTTGTGCGTGAGGCAAAGCTGCCGGGTGAGCACGCGGTTGCTGCCTTGGCCGCGAGGCATCCGGCCCAGGTCGAACATGGTGAAGTGCCAATCTTCCCGGCCCCAGGTGCGGGCGTCCTTCTCGATTTGCTCATTGTTGATGAGGTAGGGGTACGGAACCGGCTCGCCGCGCTTCTGGTCTTTGTTCGGGGAATCCGGCCCCGGCAGTTGCAGACAGATGCCGTCCTCAAAGCGCGTGCGCCACGTCTTGGTTATGGGAGTCTGGTCAATACCCCCATCCCAACCCCCAAGGCTCTGGTGCGGCTCGCACAGCACTCCCAATGAATCGGTCGTTGTGGCAGGGTTGCCCATACCTGTCACCTTCACATCGCCCTGCACGTCCAACGTCACAATGGCGTCAATGAAGGCTTTTGGCAGGGCGGCAAGCTCGTCGCCGCAGAGCCGGATGCGTTTGTTCTTCAACCCTTGGAAGTCCGAGATGCCGACGAACTGATTGCCGCGCCGGCACGGCACCCCCAGCATCCCATTCCTGAAGTCCCGGCCCTCCTCAGCATCGTCGCGGTCATCGGTGATGAGCCGCTGCCGACCTTCAATCAGATGCCCCGGAAGCCAGTTCACCCGATGTTGAGCCTGCCGGTGGAACTTCTTGATCTCCCCCCAGATTCGGTCTTCAAGGCGCTCCTTGGTCGTGGAGCAGATCATGACGGTAGTGCAGGTGGGGAAAGCGTAGTAATCCGCCAGATGGCAGATGGAGGCGCAAAAACTCTTTCCGCTGTTCTTCGGCCCGATGACGCCGATGTATTTGTAATGCAGCCAGGTTTCGAGGAACTTCGTGAACCAAGCGTGCTGGTCAATGTCCGGCCAGATGAGCTTGATGGCTTGGGAGTAGTGGAAGGCCAGTCCGTTGCCACAATCAAGTCCCGCTCTGTTCTGCCACTTGCCGCCATGTTGGATGCAGTAAAACTCGCGGCTGACGGGGTGAGTAGTCTCCGGGACTTTCAAGCCGTAGTAGCTGTACTTGGCAGGGGCAGGCACAATTCTCCTTTACGCCAAGGCGGGCAGGGATTACAAGCGGGATCGTAGATGCCAGCAAGTGACAGCATCCTGATTGTGGACGGCAGCTTGGATTTTTCGGGCGGTGTGGACAGCCTGAAAGTTACCAGCGTGGCTTCGCAGCAGAATCCGAACGGGCTTGCGCGCAATCAACTGGCGTGGCTGGTCAACGCGACCGTGAGGGACGGCGGCATCACGCAGCGCACCGGCTGGCAGCCGCTCGGAACGAACATGACCCCCGGCACGCTCCAATCCATCCTGACGCTGGCGGGCACCTACATCTACCAGGGCGCTTACCTCTACCAGCCCGACAACGACGACCCGTATTTCATCGCGGGCATCGGCGGGCACATCCTCCAGATTGACCCAAATAACCCGTCCAACGCGATTGACCTCTCCGCGCAGTTCAATCTCTACCATCCGGGGAGCGAGCCGTACTTCTACTTCGCGCAGGGGGAGAACTACCTCGTCATTCAGGCGGGCGACTACGGCAAGCCGGGCGGCAACACACTGCCGCTGTTCTGGGATGGAACCACGCTGCGCCGGTCCCTTGGCATCACCAATACCGCTGTAGCGCCAGGGACTCCTGGTGTGAACGAAATCCCCGCCGCTACGGCGATGGTCTATTACCAGAACCGCATGTGGTACGCGCAGTTCCGGCAGTACTCGGCGGGCGACATTGTAGGCGGCAACTCAGGCACGCTCGCCAACCATTTCCGAGACGCCATCTTGAACGTGACCGAGAATCCCCTTGTGACGGGCGGCGATGGATTCACGGTCCCGACCAACGCGGGGAATATCCGGGCCTTGGCTTACTCCACAACGCTCGACGCGACCCTCGGCCAATCCAACCTCTACCCCTGTACCGCGAAGCAGATTTACGCCCTGCAAGTGCCGGTGACGCGCGCCGACTGGATTGCGGCCAATTCGACCAACCAGCCCGTGCAGACCGTAATCCAGAACGGGAACGGCCCCGTCAATGACCGGAGCATCGTCAGTTGGAACGGCGACTTGTTCTTCCAAAGCCTTGAGCCGGGCGTGAGAAGCCTCATCTCCGCGCTGAGATACTTCGGGCAATGGCAGAACCCCGCCGTCAGTAACGCGGAGGAACGCATTCTACAATTCAACGACCGGAGCCTGATGAGCAACGCGACGGGCGCCCTCTTCGACAACCGCCTCCTGCAAGCGGTCCTGCCAATGCAGACCGTAAGCGGCGTCGTTCATCAGGCAATCCTGCCTTTGGACTTCCTGCCAATGTCCGAGTTCGGGACCGGAGCGAGTCCCATTTGGGAAGGCCACTACGAGGGGCTGAATATTTTTCAGATGTTGGCCGGCGACTTCGGAGGCAGGGAGCGGGCATTCGCTTTCGTCCTCGGCGCGACCGGCAGCATTGACCTGTGGGAGTTGACCGACTCGGATAGGTTTGAAGATGGTGACAAAAGAATTTCATGGAGGATCGAATTTCCGGCGTACAACGCAGGCATGGAATTCGACCTCAAGGAACTCATGGCAGCGGAAATCTGGTGCGACAAGGTTTTCGGAGAAGTCGTTTTCACCCTGACCTACAAGGTGGACAGCGATCCGTGCGAGCGGCCTTGGCATACGTGGAAAGCGTGCGTTGCTCGAAACTCTGCCGAGACGGTCAGGAATCCAGTTGCCTACCCACTTGAGCCGGGCCGGGAGTCGTACCGCGCCACGATGATGATGCCCAAGCCTCCTGCCGTATGCGTAACGGCGACGGGCAGGCCCTCAAATATAGGTTTTCAATTTCAACCGATCCTGGAAATCAAAGGATGGTGCCGGATCAGGGGGATCTTGCTTCACATGATGAAGCGCGACCGAAAATTGTATCAAGGTTTGGTGTGCTAGATGTGCTTCCAGTTGCGTTTTACAGGAGTAAGGTATCCCTATAACGGTTAAAGAGAAAGCAGAATTATGCCAGCAGCAGTAGTTGACATCACAGAAACCAACGGGCCAGCCGGTTCACCGACCGTAACGCCTGCCATCAGCAACATCAACTTTGGGTCAGGAGACGCTCCGAATCTCACGGTATCGGCGCTCTTGAATCCGATTGTGCTGAGTGCATCGGCGCGTACGTGGTCTTGGGGCAAGTGGCTTCAATTCCACGTCAACACTGCCAACGGTCACAGCATCAGCAATCTCAAGGTCTGGAAGTCGGCGGGTGCTTATACCGGACCCGAACGAATCGCAACAAACATGAACGATACTGCTGGAACCGGACTTCCCGGACCTGGAGGCAATTCTATAGTTGCCTATGCTACAGGCTCATTGGGGAACGGTGGTGGCGCTGTTGTGACTCCGTACAACACTCCCTGTTTACCAGTGGTGGCAAAATCTTTTTCCAATTGGTACACTGCCGCGATTATCACGAGCTTGCCCGGAACATTCAACCTTTCGGTGAACGGCTCCGCTTCAAGCTCGACGGCGATAACCGTAGGGACCAATCCCGGCACAGGCGGCGGTCAGGCTCAGGGATATTCTGATTTTGTGTTCCTTTTGCTGGACGTTGATGGCAGCAGTGGCAGCGTTCAAGGCCCCCTCGGCCCTTACACCATAAGCTTCACGTACGATGAGACGTAGGCCGTGCCCACTCCGCTACCATTCCAGCCGGTGTGGCAAGCCAAGGTGGGTCCGATTACCCGCCAAGGCCAAGGGCTTCTTGAACCTGACCTGAAGCCACTCAAAGACGGATTCGACGAGTTTTCCGTGATGTGCGGAGGATTCTCGATTACCGTAAAGCCCAAGATCGGAGCAATCTTCACAGACTCTCATCTGGCAGCGTCAGTTCAACCACCGTGCTCCCTGCTTTGGTTCCAGCGCAATAGCTTGAACGTCCACACGGCAGACGGTGCTCCCAACGCCGAAACGCACTTCTACGGCCTTGGTCTTGAATCGAACGGAAAGCGGTACGGCTACCGGATTCACAGCGACGGCACGGCTCATTGGGGAGGTTTGGAATGAGTAACCAATACGACCTCACCAGCGATGCCTACTTGGTTGACCCGAAACAGTATGATCGGGACGCGAGTGCCTACTTGGTTGCACCGGACCAGATTAACCTTGGGGCCAGCGCCTATCTGGTTGATCCAAAGCATTACGACCTCACATCCGATGCATGGCTAATTTGGCAATACGACCTTCAGAGCGCGGCGTATCTGGTAAATGGAACTGGCCAATATGATCGAACGGGTAGCGCCTACTTGATCGTGGAAATTCCACCCCCACCACCTCCGCCACCGCCACCCCCAGTCCCGATTCCCCCTCTTCCTCCGGTTCCCCCCGGACCGGCGATACCCACGTCGCTGGCAAGATTCCTCTGTGACGAGTTCATCAACTGCCCCGGCACCGACAGTCCGGTTGCCAATTACAGCGCGGAGGCCCCCGACCCGATTCAGTTCATCGGCTTGAGCTTCGGACCTTGGCCGCTGGTGCCGCCGCTGGGATACCAGTTTGATTCTCTGGGGGAGTTCAGCATTTGCACGTCGCTCCTGGACCAGGCCGACGCGGACCTGTGCGCGGGCGTGGGGAGCTTCGTTGCGACCGCACAGCAATGGACCCCGCCCGCCGATCCAGTGTTCTACTGGAACAACGCTCAGAGCGCGGTGTTCACCTGCCCCGACGGCACTCAGGGCGGCTATACGACCCCCGCGCATACCTTCCAAGCCATTACTCAGGGAGACGCTGACACGCTCGCGCAGGATTACGCGCAGCTTATGGCCCGCCTCGCGGCCAACTGCACCTTCGGATTCCACAACGTTCTGAAGACCTGCAACTACACTTGCGCCAGCGGTCAGAGTTTTACCGGCACTTGCCCGGCTGGCACGTTCAGCGCCGAGACTCAGGATGAAGCTGACTTGCTGGCGTTCGATTACGCCTGCATACAGGCAACACTCCTGGGAATGGCGAACCCGGCCTGTGTTCAGCCGCCGCAGAACCCGAACAACCCCAATCCTACGAACTGCCCGAACCCACCCTGTACGCAGTATCCGTTCTACGAGAATCAGGAGGCGTATTGTGATGCGACCTGTCCTGACGGCTCGCCCTTCCGGTTCACCGTTGCGGCAGGACGTTTCGTGGGGTCATCTCAGTTTGAAGCCGACCAAATAGCCACCACCTACGCCTGCCAGAGGGCAAGGGCCAACCGCATCTGCCTGGGGGCCATGTCGCAAACGACCGCGTGCAAAGGCACAGCCGTCAACATCACCATCCCGTCATCGGGTTTGAACCAGGGTGCGTTCAACCTTTGGGAGATCATCGCGGGCGACCTGCCGGCGGGCCTTGGCGCGACGGAAGGATTTGGCGGGCCGTCCTTCACGATCACCGACACGCCCACGGAGATTGGCACGTTCACGTTCACGCTGCGGGTTACGGACACGACCAACGGCAACTACATGCAGAAGCAGTACACGTTGACGGTGCAGGACTGCCATCTGGTAATGGCCCTCACGTCGCCGTGTATCTCAGCGAACAGCCCGGTCTCGTGTTTCTGCCAGGAGGCGGGGGGGACCAATGCCACCATGCCGGGAGACGCGAGCAAGAATTACAAGCTGAGCGTCAGGGTCCGGGGCGTAGTCGAATTGAAGTCGTACAGCAGCCTGACGCCGATAGCCGCGCATTGCGTGCTCAACGGCGTGGTTGACCCGAATGATCCCTACAACATCTGGACCCTCCGAGTGGGGAACACCGGCGCAACCTACGACCTGAACGCGGGCACCAGCGGCGTGCAGCAAGTGGTCGCTCTGGATTACACCTTTGCCGGGCCACCAGTTCCCGGAACAGGTGATTACACCTTTCTCGGGCCATCAGTTCCCGGAGGCACCTTGCTTGTGCTGGCAATGAATAGCGTCGAGGACTACGAGATTTCCAACTGTGACAATGTGACGGTGCCCGTAGGCCCCCACGACCCCCCGCTACAGGTGACGCAACCGTTCAACGGCCAGTGGATTCAGGTGGACATCACCGCGACTCCGCTACCGTGAGGCATTGACAAAGGGCAATGAATAGGAGCATAAGCAGGTAATGGAACGACGATCAGTCAACGTAGCGCCAGATGCTTCGACGGATAA